CCTTTAGCTCTAGAGTCTACTACCATTATTCAACTAAAGTCTCATTCGCTGCTGGTTTTGGTGTTGCTTTTGGTGTTGCTTTTGGTGTTGCTTTTGGTGCTACTACTGGTTCAGGTGCAGTATTTGGTTGAGCTCCTAAAACTATTGTACAGTTTGGGTCAACTCTAACCACTACTTTACCATTGTTACCATAAATTGTACGAGTAGTGTACTCTTCATCAGTAAAAGAATCGCCAGCATTTAATGCAACAGATTTATTATCTCTAGTAATGCTAAACTTAGCATCACCAATAATTTCTTCTAAAATCATATTATACCTCTATTTGTGAGATGTTGTTACGTTTCACTACATTTACTTTTTCCAATAATGGGTGAGTAAATCCATGAGAAACAAGGAAAGTATTTAAGTGTTCTTCTCGTAGCAATACTTCTACTAATTTTTCTTTTCCATCAGTATCAAGTGTTTCTACAGTTTCATCTAATATAAGTAAATTAATTCTTGAACTAGATAAAGTTTGCATAAGTTTTCTAATTGCTAAAAGTGTAGCAACATTAACTCTTGCTTTCTCGCCACCACTTAAGGCAAGTATTTCAATGTCTCTGCCGTTGTCTGTAATAACAACATTTAGCTTATCGCTTGCATTAATTTTAAAACTAATTTGAAATCTACCATCACTTAAATCTACTAAGTACTTGTTAGTAATTTCTTCTAAATCTTTTACTAAACATTCAATTTTATATGCTACTAAACCTGTTGTACTAAAAGTTTTAGTTAATACATTTAGTATACTCATACGTTCGCTGAGTTCGTGAAGATTAAAACTATAAGTTTCTAACTCTTCTCGCATTTCTACTAGTTGTTTACTTACTAAATCTACTTTAGTATTATGTGCTAATATTTCTTTATTTTTGTTCTCAGCAATAGTAATACGATTTTTTAAATCTTGTAAATTATTCTCTAGTTCGTTTAGACTTTTTTCTATTTGTTGTTTATCTAGCAGTTCACTTTGTAGTTCAGTATCTACTAGTCTATGATACTTTTCCCAGTCTTCTTGAGATTTTTGTGATTGTTCCCAAAGTGTTTTTTGTTGCTTAATTTGAGCTATTTTTTGAGTATAGTTCATAGTCTCTACTGTAGCTATTTCAGCTTCAGCTGTTTTTTCTTCAATTAACTCAGAAACTTTTTCTTCGTCAATTTCAGATAAACAAGTAGGGCAGTTTCCGTGTAATGCTTTCATTTTTATTACAAAAGACTGTGCATCACTTACTGTTTTACTTAATTTAGCAACTTCTGCTTGGTAATTCTCAATACCTTCTTCTGGTTTAGCAGGAATAGGTATTAAATTAATTTTAGATTGTAACTGTTTATAAGTATTATTTTGTTGAATCTTTTTATTAGTACTTTCTAAAGTAGTTAATTGCTGAGACAGTGTTAAAGTTTTATTGTATAAATCTGTATCCATTTCTGGAACTTCAATAACAGGCTTAATATTTAAATCTGTAGACTCATATTTGTTTAACCAACTGTTAACAGTATTAACTTTTGAACTAGCTGTAGCAACGTCTTTCGATAGTTCACCTGTTACTTCTTTAAAAATTTCAGCAGCACGAGTATATTTACCTAAGTTTAAAATTTCAATAAGAAATTTCTTTCTAGCAGTGTCAGGAGCAGTTAAAAACTCTAAACTACTAGCATTACTTTGATAAACAATTTGTGCAAAACTTTTATGATCAAATCCTAAGATTTCTTCGACCATTTTATAGGTGGCAGTAGCAGTATGTGCACTTATGTCATTACTATTTTTAAATAATTTAACTGTTTGTGCAGTGCCTCGCGTACTTTTAATAGTATAGTCAACGCCATCTCTATTAAAGTCCAATTCAATGCTGTATGTTTTATCTTTAACATATCGGTTAAGAATGTCAGATTTTTTAATGCTTTTAGAGTTCTTATTAAACAAGACTTCTTCTAATATTAGTGCAATAGAGCTTTTTCCATGCCCATTTTTACCAACTAATTGAGTTAAAGGCGACTGTGTAAAATCTATCTGATTATCTTTTCCATAACTAAAGGCATTACTCCAGCGTAGATGCTTAATTGTTATCATTTAATACTCTATTCTGTGTTAATTTTGTCTGCATAAGTTTGAAATTCCTTTAATACACTTTCAATTGTCTGCTCTGGTAATTCTAAAATATATGTTAAGTACTCTTTAACTTCTTCAGCCATTGACATTTCTGCATCTAATATTAGCGCACTATCTGTATCTCGCTTAATTACTTTACGATCAATTAACTCACTATCTTCTAGCTCACCAAGTTCTTGCATATCGCCTTCAACTTGATAAATTGTATGATCGTAGTCTGTTGCAGGCTTTGGATCTTCTACATTGACAGTTTTTCTAATTAATTGTGGTAATTGTAATTTACGCCACTCATGTTCTAAGCTATTGGTGTCCAATATAATAGCACCAGTAGCTACATTATTACGATGAAAGCTAGTAGTAACAGGACTTCCAGGATAGAGTATATTTCTTTGAGAATTTTCATAACTGTGCAGATCACCAGCTAATACTAGCTTCCAGCTCTCAAATATAGATAGATCTACTTCTGGCTTTACGTGTGGTGGAATCTCTCCACGAACGTGCGTAAAGCAAATATCTCCACGAATTATAAAAGGATCTTTTTCAAACTGTTTTAGTTTATTATATGGAATAAAATCCATGTTTTGCACTTTACAATAATCATCAATTACTGTAACTAATGGGTTTAATCTATTAGTAACTTGTTTTAAATTACTAAGAAATGTTGTATCTTTTTTAACGGCTTCGTGATTACCTGCATAAATAATTGTGTCTATTTTACAACTATTGACTAAGTCAAAATATGTTTCCAGTTCTTCCATATTAGGAAGTTTATCAAAAACATCTCCGCCTATAACAAATAATTCACATTCGCTTTGAATAGCTTGTAGCTGATCCCAAAGCATATTGTACCTATTTTTAGCCCAATCAATAGGCACATTTTTTTGACCTAACTTTATATGTAGATCAGCTGTAAATAATACTTTCATATTACCTTTATAAGACAGAAAAGCCCGCTAAGCTTTTCGTTTAGCGGGCTTTATTTGTTGATTAACCTAGTTCTTTGACAGCTTCTGAAGCAGCACTATCTGTGCTTTCTTCTTCATCAGTATTGCTTGTAATTTTTTCTAACAAGGCTTTTACTTCTGCTTCGTTAGGACGAACAAACTTTTCGTCAATAGGTTTAGCCGCTTCAGCCATTGCACGCTCTGTAAGTTTGCGGGGCTTGCAACGCAAGACTTGTAAGGTATATTCCACATTAAATGGAAGTGGTCCTGTCTTAGCACGCTTAAACACTACATCCCAACCTGTGTCATAATCTGTAGGATCACCCAAATCTTCCGCTGCTGATACAATTTGCTCAAACAACTTCTTTTTAAGATTTAGTGCTACAACTTTATTCTGCTTAGGGTCAATAACATTAACTGAATAACTCCAGCTGCATTTTGCATCAGGAAAATACTCATTAACATGATCTTTTTCTACATTGTCAAACTTTTCTTTTTCGCGACTAAAGGCTAAACACTCAACTGGAATGTCCTTATTATTAGTACCTTTTAGCCAATAAATATATCGGGGAAGAACTCCACCGACTAGACGAACTGTATTTTCTCCATCTTTATACTCATATGACTCAACTTTATTAGATTGAGCTTTACCTTTTGTATTTTTGAAACTTAGTGCCATTTTTAATTTTCCTCGTATTTGAAATAAATTTTGTTTTCTTTGATTGTGATTAGCGGATTTGATTTTATTGCGTTAAGGTCTATATCAAAAAAGAATGAAAGATCTAGATATCTATATCCGTAATGTTTATAGATTGCATAATCTCTACGCCCCGCTAGACGAATGTATTGTGATTTATATACTATATCAGTATTTTTGTCAGCAAAAAATGAAGAAGCATTTATTAGAAAGCTATTACCTTTTAAATTAAA